GGAATATTTTTATATCCTAATCCACCGGATGTTAATAAAATCTTACCTACTCCTCCACTCGCTAAAGATGAATTTGTGATGTATGATAAATTATCTGTTTGTGATGATGTATATGATAACCTCTCAGGAATTTTATTAAGAGATAAATTGAATGATGTTGTTCCGACACCAAATAATGGATAGGATCCCTCATACTCACTATGAATATATGTGAGTTTTGACCCATTGCTAACATCAGGATCGCTGGTGCTGATAAATCCAGATTTTTCAATAGCATAAAAAAGGTTTGTAGGATTTGAGTCTGAATATTTTAATGTTACGGTTGAGGTTGTTCCAACTCCAACAGTGCCCTCTTTTAATAATGTAAATGTATTTGTTGATCCTGTAGATACAAATTCATTATTAAAATCAGAATCATAGTATAAATTAAAATCATACCCTGATAAAGAGGAATCTGAAACATAAAATACCAAATCATTATTTTTAACGATTGACAATGGTGGATTTATTAATGATAATTCTTGAGATGATCCACCAGTATTAGTTGTAATACCAACAACCTTTGGTGGTTCGTTATCTACATCATATTTTGTCTCTGCTAGTTGGAATGTATTGTCATCTAGTCTGTAAACAAAGTAAGTTCCAGTTGATAATCCAGTAGCCGTAGTAGTTTTACCATCATAAAATACTTTTTGTCCAGTTTTATATCCATGATCTGCCAAGAATATACTATCATTTCCTATATTTGTTTGTGCTAGAGGGACTGTGTTTATTAAGATTTTGTCTTCAGCAGCAGAGTATTTAACTATCACTGAGGTAGATACACCTGTACCACCAGAAATATTAGAGTTTAGTGTCAAGTCTATTGAATCACCATTAGCGAGATTATGTGATGTTGACACTGCCACATGCGCAGTAATTTTTTGTGCCTTACCTAAGACTTGAGTGAAGTTTGATTCTATTGAATATTCAAAACTATCTGATCCATCATTCTTAAAGAATAAAGTATCCCCACCTCTTACTGTAGAAATACCAATTAAATCTTTTGAAATATTTTTGATGAATACAGTTTGACTATCTCCAGTTAAAGGTAAATTAAAACTGGCAGCTACAGCAGTTGTTGAACCAGTTCCACAAGATATTGCATTCGCACTTGTCGGTTTTTTAAATATAACTTCCTGATTATTAGTAAATGGATGATTCGGAATAAATATACTCTTTGCTGGAACAGAAATAACTTTTGATCTTTCACCTGTAGTAAATGATTTTGCTAGGCCAATTGCAACTCCTGCAGTTGTACCCACACCAACTTGCTCCTCTGGATTAAAGAACACTATATCATTTACTTTAGATTCAAATGGTGATGTGACAAGATCTATATCAAAACTATCTGGCACTGTAAATACAGGTGTGGAAAGCGTGTGGGCAGCACCTACAACACCTCTTTTTACTCTTAAAATTCCTCTTTCATTAAATGTGTTTAGGACTAATAAGCTCTCTGTCCCAATACCAATACTGCTACCCGCAGATACTACATCTGGTATTTTGGAAACATAAATGTCTGTTACCACACCAGCAGTAGCATTTGCTCCTAATTCTTTATATAATACAACTCTCTCCGATGAAACACCAATTTTATGAGAATCAGTAAGTTTTGGAACACTTGTGGACAAACCAGAAACTGCAATTATATCATTATTAGATAATGTGTGCGATGTTGATATAAATGCACTAACCTGACGAGCATTCTTCCTTACATATACGACATTTGTATAGGTCTCAACAGTTGTATTGACACTACTGATAGGTTTTCCTGTAACATGCGATACACGGGCACTGGCTCCCCCACCAGAGGTATTTAAATTGTCAAAGTTGAGAGTGTCATTTACTTTATAATCACTACCTGCCTCAACAATTTGAAAATCTTGAACTTGACCTCTTGTGACAGACTCTACAACAGATTGTTGTTCTACTATTTCATTCGACTCAATAAGAAAATCATTATCAGCAAAATCATCAGAAACTTTATATGGAAGTGTATTTCTTATTAAATTATTACCATTAAAATCAAATGTAGATTGATTAATTAAAAAATTATCTTCTATTGGATCAGATCTGTAAGTATTACCTATAAAGTAAGGATATTTTGGAATTAAGTTACCTTGGATACCAGTTGCAACACCAACAAAGTATGCATACACACCGTTTGGATAATCTGGTGTTTTAGTAAATCTCCCATTACTTGAATCTAAATCACCATCATCTGTGAACTTATAATCTTCAATAAAAAATCCTGATGAAAATGATGATGGACGATTAGTGATATTTGAGGTATCTAAAGTATAACTTGTATTTAATAATTTTATAGATGAGTTTGAATCTTTAGGATCACTAAAACCATATGGGCCATAAATTGGATTTCCATCATAAGCCCAACCAATAATTGGAGAGTGTCCTCCACCAGTATCACCTAATTCTGTGCCATAAATTGAAGTGTTATATCCAACAACAGCATATTGTAAATTAGTTAAAGATTCTTGAAGTAATATTTCATCTTCAAATCTTTCTAAATTATTCAGTGTGAGACTTCTAACTGCAGGATCTAATATCTCACCTGTACCAGCAGGTTTAACTATAATTTGTGGGGATGTTGTGTAACCAATACCAGCATTTACAATTTTTACATCAATAATCTTACCATTTTCAACCACAGGTCTTAGTCTTCCACCTATCCCTGATCCTATTCCAACTACCTCTAAGTCTGGGGGTGAAAAATACTCCTTACCTCCAAATCTCACATCAGTAGCGATAATTTTACCATTTGATGCTACAACTTTTATTTCAGCCTCTTTACCATTCTGTATTTTTACACTAGGTTTTTTCTCAAAGTTAAGGATATCAGAACCATAATTTGTACCTCCTTCATAAAGGTAATTATCTACGATTGACCCTCTTACTATTGGTGTTACAACTAGTGATTCTGTTAATGCGATAGAAACTGGTGAATATACTGCATTCACTGTCAAAACTACTGGAGGGAATGCAAACTCTTGAAATCCAGAACCTGCTGAAGTAAATTTTACATAATTGTTTCTTTCATAATCATTGTTTAGTAAACTAGCCAATCTAAAAGAATTATCATCAAGTTTAATAACTTTATACTGACTTGATGTGCTTAAGCCGGATATTACTGACCCACCAGCAGCGAAGTTGTATTCAATAGTATCACCACTAACAAATCCGTGATTATTAAAAGTAATACTATTTTTGATAGTTGATATTCCAGATTGTTTTACAATTAACTTACGATTAGTATAATCAGATCCCGGATTTTCAACAACCACTGATCTTAAGTGATTCTTTTCATTTAATAATTTAAATTTATGTGTTCCTTGTGTATTGACAGTGGTAAATCCTACAGTATTGATACCAGCGTTGTAATCAGAAAAACTCTCAAATAATCTTATTGAACTTATACCGATTACTTCTGGGTAATAAACTGAACCATTAGATAAGAATCTATTTTGATCTGCGGTATTTGTAGTATGGATGCCGGGTTGAGATTTATCAGGAGGTACAACAATAGTTGATACACCTAATGATGAGTTTTCATTATTGTCATATACTAATGGTTCTCCACTTAATAAGTTATGTGCTCCATTAATTATGATTCTATTCTCATTAATATCTACACCACCACCTATTGTCGATTGTCTTGCATCAAAAGATATTTCTCTTACTCTTTTGGTTACTATCGGTCTTAGAATCGCACCAGACCCTCCACCACCAGTTAGGGTAATTGATAATACTTTTTCGATGTCAAAATTTTGTTGATCAACTAATACTTCTTGAAGTGATCCACTAATTACTGGTTGAACAAGTGCAGTTACACCAGATCCAACTTGAGGTATGACAACCTTTGGTAAATTAATGACATCATAGTTCGATCCACCATTTAAGAGTTTTACACTTGATAAGGGGCCACTAAAAATTTTATCATCAGACTTATAGTTAATAATTTCAACACCATTGACTAAAATTCCAGTTGCACCGGGACTTGTTTCGGTAGATTTACCAGATTTAATATTTGGCTCAACAGGAAACTTCTTAAGTATTTTTTGCACACCAATTTGCTCATTTTTATGCCTTAATAATACAAAAGTTTGTTTTCCACTACCATCTGGCAATGCGGTAAATTCTAAATTGTCATCAATAACGATAAATGATCTTGATGAATATAATTTTATCTGTTTTTTATCTGATAAAACTTTTACATAGTATACATCCTCAGTTAACTCAGTTATACGAGTTGTTTCTGGTTTGTAAAATACTGCATCACCTGTAATAAATGGAACATCAGATGGGAATGATATGATCGAGTATTTTTGAGTAATATTACTGAATCCTTGTAATCTAACACCATTGGCTTGAGATATCGTGCTTTTATCAACAGTCTCTGTTATATCATACGCTGGCATAGATGAAGATGCCACATAAAAATCAGTGTCATTTAAATTATATGTATTTTGTACATTAGAAGTAATGACATCGTTTCCAAATTGCAATTCAGATGTGCTACTAGTTGCTAATTTTAATTTTCTTCTTAAGAAATATTCAATTCCTGTTGTAGGTGTAAACCCACCAATACCATTTAAAAATAATTGATTAGATGTTGATGTGACTGTGATTGTTTGTATAGTCGCATTATCAACATCAACTATATTTGTTCCTTTTCTCAATATCTGAACAGTATCTCCTTCCTTCAAATTTGATTTGTCAAAATCAGATTTCAGAGTAAATGTAGATCCACTTATAGTATCAATATCAAAAGAGCATGAGGTATTGTATATCCATGAGTTAAACCATACCTCTTTCTTAGTTTTATCAATTACAGGATTTGGTACGACTTCACCAACATTTTTTACAGATATTCTTTCACCTTCAGAAGTAACACTTGATCCCTTTGTAGGTAACAATTCAAAATCAGATAATACACCAGTAATTCTTAATTCAACTTTTTTAGTTAAATCACCATCTTCATATCCAAAAACATTTTCATCAGATCTTAAATCATCTGTTGTTGATATTGCTGTGGAAACACCAGTGCAATTTAAAAATTGATTGATTGTTCTGTCAGTATAAGTTATTGTATTGATACCAGATATAACTGTGCCAGTTGTACCAAATCCAACTGTTGAATCAACTGTGATTACTGAAGATCCAACAGACACATTACCTATAACTTTTGTTTTTCCGGGAATAGTAAATGTTCCTTGAATTCCTGTCCTATCATTAAATCCTACAAATAAACCTATTTTGTAATATGTTTTACGATTACGAGTTACTACTTCAACCTCAGATATGGATGCTCTTGTCTCAGAATCAGTAGATTTAGTTATCGTTTGGCCAATTAACTTATTTGGATCACCACTAATAACCTCAGCTAGTATAACCTGTCTACGAATATATTCTGCTGATGATGGTTTAACTAAAAATTCTTCTAAATCAACAACTTTAGGAGTTACACCAAATAAGACATTGAATAAAATTCTAAATGATTCTGCAGTTCCTTTAGATTGATATAATGATTTTGATTCTTTTATAAAATTGCTTACATCTAAATTTGATACAAAAGATGAATCCTCCAATCCGGGAGTTAATGATGACTTTATTTTTTTGTAAAATTCTTGTAAAAACAGAACACTTAAATTATTAACAGTAACACCAGTGGTATGAATACCTGCAGTACTTGTTTCAAATATTAACTCACCGGGATTATTTGTATCTCTATATGATGTAATACCACTAAAACCTCTGACACAACCAGTAAATGTATTAGTTGTGATACCTGTGTATGTAATTATCTCCTCATCTACTTTTAAAAGTCCGTATTCGTTTGGAAATCCTTTTGTAGTTGATACTGTTATTGTATCAGATGTTGAAGTTATACCAGATGTTAGTGTTGTCACACCAACCACTACCTCTGGGGTTAAATTATCTAATTTGAGGTATTGATCTAAATTATCACCAATGTCTATTACACCACCTCTGTGCTCCTGAGAGATGTAGTACTGTTTTAGAAAATCAACTGTTTTAGGGCTCTCTGAGAGAATGAACTCAGGAAGTTGACTTTCGATTATTTGTTGTACTTGTATTCGCTTTTCAATACCAGTTCCAATCATATTATGTCCTTGTTAGTTCTCCGTTTGCATAAGATGATGTAACTTTATATCCAACACCAGAAATTTGTTCACCTGAAGTTATCGTATCTTTTACCATATTTATAGTGCTATTAGGAATGTTAAATTCTAGATATAGATCTTGTAATCCGATAACATCATTGGAATCAGGGAATGCCTGAACTTCAACAATGTTATTAGGTTTATCAGTTGACACAATGTTAATTGTTGTTAGATTTACCTCACCATGAACATAATCAACAGTTCCAGCTGATTTTACAACAACAATATTTGTATTTGATGCCTCATCCTTTTTAACAATGGATATAACACCTGTAAGTTTATCATCATTAGGGGTATCTGTTATAAAAACAGTTTCTGACTCACCTTGAATTCTGAATCCAGTGCTCTTAATATTCAATCCTTCTGGTTTTACATTAAATTTATTTCCAAAACACAATTCATACTGTGCAAATTGATTAATTAATGCATTTAAGTTTCTCCTTATTTTTACACGAGTTATATTTGATGTTATTGAATTATCAATATTGTCGATCACATTCAATACTTTACTATATTTAAATCTACCTCCAAATTTATTAAGGTCAGCTGATTTTGCATAGGATGTGAGTGATGAAGTTATTTTTGATCGAAGATCATTGACATTTGCGACTTGTGATGAATTGTAGTAAACAAAAGAATCTACTTCCACATAAAGAACTTGAAGGTCTACAAGTTTTTGATTTATACCTGTTAATGAATAACTTTTTAATTTTTGTAAAATGTTATTTTTGTCAAAATCAGATACAAATTCTCCATTTTTTGGTTTGATTGTAATAAAAACTGTACCAAATTCTGGAGGTGTCAATTCCTCTCCACCAACGACAGAAACACTTTCAGTATTAGGATATATTGATGCAATTATTGACTCATAATCTCTAGCCGTAACCGCCCTGTACTGTGCAGAATATAATCTAGGTGCAAAATATTTAATAGAGTCTATAGACTCTATTTCACCGCCATTTGAGGCAGCTGAGATAGTTGTAATAGTAGGTACAACTGTTGGCACTACAATATTTCCAAGAGAATCTTGTAAACTACCTGCGTATGAAAATATTGATGGGCCATTACCTTCAATCCCACCTGTTACAATATACTGAACAGTAATCACTGCTCCATTTTCAAGTTTTTTACCAAAAATACCATCACCAAATAAAAGTTCATATCTTTCATCTTGAATCTCCTGAATAAGATATGTCTCTGATGCAGAGGTAACATTTATTATATTATCCACTAACTTATATTGTTTTCCAAGACCGGGATCTGCAGAACCTTTTACATAAACAACTATGGAGGAGGAATCTATTGATCCATTATCTAAAATAAATCTTTGCTCTAATGATCCATCTACTATAAATTGGTTTGTAAGAAAAGTTCCTTCTAAAACATCTATAGGACTCTCTGATGTTCCGAATTGAGCAATACCATTATTCACTACTGTTGTGATGCTTTCAGATATTGAAAAAACAAAAGTGGTATCATCCTGTGCTCCAGTACAAACTAATCCCGGCTGCAAAGTAAGGGTTGGAGTGGATGAATTTGTTTGTACTTGAAATAAAATTGATGATCTTGCTGCTGTTTTCGATCTTGGCACATATCCGATATTTCTGGCTAATGAAACTACATTCTCACGAAGTGTTGCAGAGTCTAAGAATGATTCATTAACGACTAAATTTGAGTTAAATGCTGAAATATATGTATTATATGCAAGTGTGTCTATTAAAACTGAAAAGTTCGATCCTTCAAAGTCAAAATCCGTAAAATTTGAGTTTGCTCTTAGGTAATCTTTAATTTGTGTCCTGATTTGATCAAAATCAAGATTGGAAAATTTTGCAAAAGGCATTATCTTGCTGCTTGTAATATGAATGAGAAGTCTTGAGTTGGAAACTCTTGGCCTATAATGTCAAATAATACATTTACCTCAAACTCATTTTGATCTGGTCTAGGTATAACATTCACTTGTAAATTATCAACTCTAGGTTCAAAGTTTTCAATAGTTGTAATTATTTCTCTTTCTATAACGGATGCTGTACCAAAATCAACAAACCCAAAGAGACTATCACGAATCTGAGAACCTAAAATAGAATTAAAAAACCTTTCTGTCGGTATTGTTTGCACCAAATTACGCACAGACCTCTTAATTGCGTTCTCATTACGCAATGTAGTAATGTCTTTTGTAACCGGATGTGGTTTAAATGACAAATTTATGTCTTTAAACGCTCTAGATATGCGAGTTACCGCCATTTATAGTCTTTTTTTATTATTTATACCTATCTTGCGAAGTCTTTCATTATATAGTCATCAGTATCGAAATATTCAAGCACCCACCATGCCACACATCGCGGATTTTTTGCTCCACAAGTAAAAATATCAAAGGCTACACACCCTTTTTCAGGCCAAGTGTGGCAAGAAAGGTGACTTTCACCTAAAGTTAAGTTACAAGTCACTCCTTGAGGTTCAAATTGATGCGTATATGCGTTAAGAACCTTAACACCTTCAATTTTACAAGCATCTATACATACTTGTTCAATCTTTTTTGCATCATTTAACTTATCAAAGGGAACATTATACACTTCAACAAGTAAATGAGTGCCCATATGGGCATTTTTCACAGTTTTCATCCGAATGTATGTATGTTATAGGATTTGCGAACAGGTGGATAGAGTATTTTTTTAGGTTTTTTGGTTACTGCTCGGTAAATTTTGAATAATTTTTGTGTTTTCATGAATTTTTGGATATTCGCTTATCAAAACTTTGCCACTTTTGACAAATTCTTGACTTTTATCAACTTTTATGACCATTTTTACCTCTGTAAAAAAATATTTATCCTAATTCTGGGTCTGATTTGCGTTCTTTCGCAGTTTTCCAGAAATAATTCTCTTCAGAACCCAATCCATCACGGTCATGGCCGTTTTCCACCTGATAATACACGGTTGAAACCTTAAAATCAGGATTCTTAGGTGTCTCAGGAGTGATACTGTTGTCATATATCCTCATTCTGTTGTTTGGATAGAGACAAAATTGCCCATTATCGAGTTCTAAGAGGTTATGAGACTTATGTTCGGCAGGTTGTTCACTTGTAGAGTAGTCAATTGCATCTACATCCTGATGATAGTTGTCTAAAGTACAAATATATGTGCCAGTTTGTGTTCCAAAGTCCCTTGTAAGCACTTCATAGTGCATTGAACCGATAAATTGCT